CCGACTATAAAAACTAGTCGAGCGTGCAAGGCCTCATTTTCTAATCTCGCATCTGTCCGCGCTGACATTTTGACATGGCCTTTCTACTGTTTTAGTTTTATAGATCGTGTCGTCATTTGTTTTGGTCACTGTGCATGCTGACAGTACGACAATGGCAAAACTAGCCAAGTAGCAGTTTAACTTCATCGGCTGTAATTCCTAGTTTGTCTAGCAAGGCTTGTCGAGCCGTTGCACGCGCTGTCGCGTCAGCGGCCGCTTGATCGGCTGCTAATTTGTCAAGTTTAAGTTGTGCAAGTTCTGCGTCGTTGTAATCGCGTGTAATAGTTTCGGCTGTCAAAGCATCGTAAATAGTTTTTTGTGGTGTAGTCATAATGTCCTAACTTTTCGCTAGTCCGTAGATTGTTGTCGCATAAGTAAAAGTTGACCCGTTAGCGTTCAAATATTCAAAGCCGTCAAAACTTGTTGTGTTATCAAACAGACCGCCACCTTGCTGTGAATATTGTGTTCCGCCGCCGGAGTAATATCCTTTACTTTGTGAGATTACTCGCGATATGACAGATTCGAACGGGTTTTGTATTGTTAATTCTATTTGCCCGTTACCGTTCAAGTTTTGTGCTAAAGATATTTTATTTTGAGGTGTCCCTTGACTTGAAGAACCGTAAAAGCCGGCTCCGTCATTTCCCGCCAAAGTGTACGAATAACTAGAGTTTGTGTTGGCCGACCCGGCACTAGCGAATCTGAATTGCAATTCTTGAGTGTTAGCGCTAGTAATAACCGTAAAAACTTTGTAAATACTATATGTAGCGCTAAAAACATTACTAAAAGTCTGTGTCGCCGCCGTGGTCGTAGTTTGAGCCGCTATTAAAGTCATACCGCTTGACGCGGCAGGGCCAGCAGACCCAAAAAATGTGCTAACGCCTGCGCTAGTAAAATAAAGTGTGCCACCACCGTACTGCGGTATAGCCAACGGGCCAGCACTTGACACAGTAGCCGTGCCAGCCGTAACCGTACAAACACCTGCACCGATGTTTGCAATTGTCAAGTTGTCGCCAGCAGCGAACAAACTTGTATTTACTGTGATTGTCGTTGCGCTTGCTGAGTTCATCACAATTTTTGTGCCAACATCGGTAGCGATCAATGTGTACGACGCTGTTTTGGTTGACACAGTTTGGTTGTAGTCGTTTGTCTGCAGCGTGTTCATTTGCGCTGCAGTCAAAATAGTGTTTGCAACAAAAGTCTGTTTGCTCATAATTACTCCTTAGGTTAATGCGTTTAATGAGTCAAGTACGCCATATGTAATGTCGTCTAATTGGAATGCGTTTAGCACGACTGTCTGGCTGCTGTAGAGCGTGACACGATGACCAGACGCAACATTGATGCTGTGATCTATGCCTTCAATTGCTAAAGCCTGTGTGACTGCTAATGGTGTGCCGTTCGGAAATGTCTTGGTAAGTGTTACCGAGCCGCCGATGTCCATGATTGCCAGCGCGTCTTTCTGTGCATCTGACAACGCAGCAAAAGTGCTTGACATGCTTGTAAAGCGTGGCTCAGGTATCGGATCTAACAGGTAGTCGCTAAGCGTCAATGCTTGCGCGTCGCTTGACAACAGGCTGTCACTTATAGACAACGATTGCTTAAAATACTCGCTAATAGACGCACTGTCCGTGCTGGTTTGTGGCGTGCCACCAGTTTGTAGCGTGACAGTTGCGCTGTTAATAATTGCCTGCTGATCAAACTCGACACCGAGATTGTCATATTTTGTGCCAGTGCCAGTGTCGCTAAATGTGACCGTGACCGGCTCTAATGTTTGACCGATACGCGGCTGAAATACGAGCGTGCCTTCACGATCACAAAAAATGCGGCCTTGCTCAGCCTGATTTATACGGTTCACATACTCGTTGGCGTTTGTGTCCTGTGCGATGTCGTAAGCGCCTAGCGTCGCTGTAGGCGTGCCTGTAAGGCTTGTAGTGCCTGTGTACGGTATAAGTGCAAGCACTGCCGACAGTCGAGCCGACGATGTTTGTTCACTGGTTGCTGTTTCTGGTAGTTCAGCCTGTGCAAGCGTGTAAATGTCATCGGCGCATGCGACCGTGTATTGAGTCAGACCGCCAAGAATATATTGCTGACGATAACTAGTCACTTTGCCAACAAACAAATACTCGCCGTCACGACTAAGTCGTATCGGTCGCAAAGGCCCTAGACCCGGCTGATCTGTGCTGGTGTTGTAATAAATGCTTGAAGTGTTAAATGCGTCTAATTCTCGGTTGTTATTATTTTGGTCCATTGACACAATCATCGTGCCTGCACCAAACGCGTCTAACACCTGTTTGCGGCCGCGCGAAATGTTTATATTCTGCACATACTCAGTGATGTCTTGAAAGTCCTCGCCGTCGCCGTCTAATACTTGTGTGCCGTCTAACTGACTGACATCTAGTTCAAATGCTTGCGCGTCAAAACCTGTGCCAAGTTCAAGCAAATAACTGCCACCAGTTACAAGTGTTTCAGCCATTACTCAAAACCGCGTAAAGGCCCGTAAACCTGTTTGTACTGTATTAGCGAGTCATAGACCGCTTTACCAATTTCGCTAGATGTCGAGATGCCACCGTTTACATTTACTGTGATCGCCTCGCGCGCTGCAATGCGTTCAGCATTGCCAATAGGTGTAAACGCATTAGTGCCACCGCCAACAGGATTAAATGTATTTGCGCTACTGCCACCGCCGCCACCACCACCGCCGCCAACAGATAACACTGGTGACGATGCAACCGGCATCATCGGTGTAGCAATAGACCCAATGCCACCTATAGACCCTGTGCCGCCTTCACGCGCAAAGCCTGACCCAACAGACGCGCCCACAGTGCTACCGCCAATAGTTGGGACACTCAGCGACGGTATGTTGCCAATATCGCTGAACGGCGAAAGTTTGTTCATGCCGTTAATAATCGTGTTAATTACAGAAATCCATGTGTTAGCAAAGTGTTGGAATCCTTGCATCAAAGAATTGAGCACACCGTTGACAATGTTGCGGAATGTCTCAAATTTGTTGTACGCATAAATAATGCCGACCACCAGCGCCGCGACACCTGCCGCTATTGCTGTAAACGGATTTAACGCCATAGCAAAATTGACTGCCATGATCGCAACCGAGATCGCAGTTATTGCGCCGGCAATTGCCAAAAATGCTTGCGGATGTCGTTGCGCCCAATCAGCAAACTTTTGCAACACTGGTAGCACCGCTTGCACAACTGGTAGCAATGCTGCACCGATTGACTCTTGTGTTTCGGCAATGCTGTTTTTCAATATCTTAAATTTGCCTGCAGCCGTGTCAGCCGCTGCCGCTGTAGCGCCACCAAAGTTGTCGGACAGTACCGACATGACCGTATCGAGTGTCGCGCCTTCTTTAATCATCGCCATAATTTCTGGCGACAACGCTTTAAGACCTTTCATGTTGCCAGCAAACGCCTTGCTCAATGCGTCGCTCACTTCGCCCAAAGATTTATTTGACCCTATGGCTATGTCTTGCGCAAGTGTCAGCGCGTCGGTTGCTTTAGTTACATCGTGCGTGCCTAACAACAATGACGCAAACGCTGGCCGTAGTTCGCTGTCAGCCGTGCCAGACGCTCGACTCATGCTCGCAATCATGTCCTCTGTAGCCTTGATCGTCGCCTCGGTAGCGCCGACCGTGTTCATCATTGTTTTGGCAAGGTTTGCTTGCTCTAACTCGTCTTCCATTGCCGCTTTAGTAGCAAGCGTCAACGCAGCAGTAACACCGGCAAGCGCGGCCGCTGCCGGTATCGCAGCCTTCTTAATTGCAAACTGTGCTTTTTCGCCGACAGTTTCAAGCGCCTTAAATTGTGCAATGGCTTTGCTAACACCTTTGCCGTCAAACTCAGAAATAATCGGAATGGATAAAGCCACTAGAAACCTCGCTGCACAGTCTTTGTAACATCTTTGATTAGTTGTTTCATCTCAGTCTCAATGTTGTCGCGCTGACCGTCAACGGCTGGTTGCAGTAGTCGAGTCTTACCAGAGTCAAGCGCGCCAAGTTGTGCGCCTAACTTGTTTGATGTTTTACGGCCAGCAGTTTCAAACACGGCTGTAGCAACATCTTTTTGTATAATCAAAATAACGCCAATGGCTTTTTTGCGTGTATCAAATTTCATTTGCACGCCTCTAATAGAGTTAGCAACTTTTAACGGAAAAATCTTGCGATTATTTTGTGTCCATTTGCGCGACATACCCGACAACGCATACGGGTCTTTATCGTTTTCTAATCGTTTGTACGCTGCTCGCCCAGCGTCAAGCGCTGGCTCAGCAATTTTGGTTGCGTCAGCCTTAAATTGTTTTTGTAATTCTTTGTCAATTTTGCCAAGTTGATTTATGGTGTCTTTAACGCCGTCAACACGCACAGTCATTGACGCGCTCATCGTGTTTGCTTTGACATAATGTACGCCACTGTTGCCAGATCGCGTGCCTCAAATGTTATTTGAGCCGGCCACCACCCTACTGAGCAAAGCATTTCTGCTAATTGCCTTCGGTAAGTGCCGACTCCGTAGGGTTTCCCACAGTCTCGTCTACTGCACTGACCTCTAGTGTCGGGTTTGCTTTGACCCATTTGCGCCATGTGTCCGGCAGTGTGTCGCCTCGCATTTGTAGCATTAGGTAAGCCCAACAACATAGGTCGCTGTAGCCGATACCTTTGCCGTCAGCGACTTTGCGGTTTTCTATTCGTTCCCATTCGCAGACCACAAATAGGTTTGTTGTTAACTCGACTGCTGGTGTGCCGTCGTTTAACTCAACTTTTATTTTTACTCGCATTTATTCCTCTCGGTACGGCGCTTGTAGGCGCGGCTTGTTTTGTTAGTTATCAGCGGCCAATGCCGCGGGATCATGCGACCGCTTTAGTTAATGCGCCGCCAGCAAATGTCAATGTGATTGTGGACAGTTCGCCGAGGCTCGCGTTTATTGGTGTATGCGATGCAAGGTAACAGCCTGTCAGTGTGTAACTAGGGTTTGTTGCGCCGACTGCTGCACTTGACGGCTTTACAACAATAGTTGTTTGTATGCCGACAAGACCAAAAATTGTTGCCTCGGTTTCTGACCCTGCATACGACTGATACAACTCAACTTCAATCGTGTTGTTTTGCAATGATGTAACTGTTGACGCACCAAACTTGCGTGCCGTGTCACCAAACGCAGTTGTCTCTAACTGGTCAAACGCGTATGT